GTTCCTGTTGGGATTGCGTCTCCGCCGTTGAATGTCTCGCTAAACGAAAATGCACTCCCATCAGTCGTTTGGGAGTATGTACCAGCGTTCATTGTCGCCGCATCAGTTGCCGAAGCAGGAGCAGACAAACCGCCAAGAGTAGCAGATACATTAGAACCACTCACAGAATAGGATGAACCTAGACGAGTTGCCTGAGAAGCAGCAGCATCAACAGTCAGTTGAACGCTAGTCGAATGTTTAGTAATAAGATCGGCATTAGCAGGTGCCGCCATCAAAATCATAACGAGAGGAATGAATCTTTTCATTTACCATCTCAGAACCGACATATGTATTTAGGATGCAATTCTTTTTGGTGGAAACCGAAATTGTAATACGGGTTTCCGCCATCAAAAAATCTGGTTATACTTATTAAATAGTACGGTCGCCTTCGGGGACCACACAACGACTCTCGCTTTTTAAGGAGAACTACAATGACTGGACTTTCACGTTTTACGTCCAAAGATTTGGACAGGATTTTTGATGCAGCCAATCGCTATAGTGTTGGACTGGATGACATCTTCCATCGGTTGAATTCGTATGGTTACAATCAACCTGGTGGACAGTACCCTCCATATAATCTGATCAAGGAATCGGAAGTTAAATGGCGCATCGAACTAGCACTTGCTGGATGGGCACCTGAAGACATTGAAGTGAGTACCGAATCCAATGTCTTGCTCATCAAGTCCAAGGCAGCGAAGGATACGAATGCTGAAGACGAGTATATGCATCGGGGCGTATCGACTCGTACCTTCGCTAGAGGTTTCAACTTGAGTGATGATGTTGAGGTTGGATCGGTAAACTTTACAAATGGAATGCTTGTGGTAGAATTGCGGAAGGTTATTCCTGATCACCAGAAACTCAAGATCTATGAAATTGATACTACGGGTTCTACTAAACCCAGTGACACAGTTTAACCTGCTTGTAGTTGGGTTCTTGATTGTTGTTCAAGGTCTGCATACGCACGCTCATTACACAATGAGTCTCGATGCAGATTCTTACGTGCACAATTTTTGTAAAAAGAATCTTGAAAAGTGTGAGAGAATTATCTCTAACTTTGATTGAGCGTATACATAGTAGTACAACAGAAGAGACTCCCACGGGGGTCTCTTTTTATTTGGAAAGTTCGTATGAACCATTATGTAAATTGCACACCAAAGATGTGCGAAGAGTACGAGAGTGTTACTCTCGACATTCCAACTGAATATGTAGATGAGATTCTCTATTATGCAAGAGCACTTGCTGATGAAAAAAACATCAATGAGCGCAAAGCATTTGGTGACATCGTTCGCAATGTTTATTATCAACTAATTGAGAAGAATTATGACCGTAAAAATCGTAAGAATGGTCAACGGCGAGGACGTAATCGCTGATGTGAGGGAGGCATATCCAAGTCAGGATTCATTTGCTCCTCTTGGATATTTTCTTTCTTATCCATATCAAGTGACGATTTCTGCAACTGCAGAGATGTTGTTTGAGTCTGACCACGAGACACCGCAAAAAATTAACGATCTTAACATCGAGATGTTCCCCTGGATTCCCCTTTCGGAAAATGAAAGAACTCTGGTGGTGCTATCAAACGTGGCAACAATTTACAATCCTCACCCCGAGGTAAAGGGCAAATGGGAAAAACTAGTGGAGGCTACAAATGGTACCATTGAGAATCGTGATTCTGAAGGATCACACACACCTGATGGGGGAAGTGACGGAGCTGGATGAAGAACCGTCATACCTCATTTCTAATTGTATGAGGATTGAGACTAATACTTGGACTCGGTATCCTTTTTATACTGATCAGCGTGACATCTTCTTGACTTCGGACGTGATTCTTACTATAGTGGAACCGTCTGAAGACGCCGTAATCCAGTACAAAAAATCGCTTTGAGTTCCATTTACACTAACGTAACCCTTCTTGGTGATGCCATCCTCTGCCGTGGGTATGAGGATGGTCAGCAAATCTCTTACAAAGAGATTATCAAACCAGTTCTATATGTTCCATCTCCCAAAGGAGAATGGAAGTCATTGGACGGTGCACCTATGGCACCTATTACTCACGATGGTGCTAGACGTGCTCGTGAGTTCATTGAAAAGTATAAGAATGTTGAGGGGTTTGAAGTTCACGGATACGAGCGTTTCGTTTACCAGTGGATCAGTGAAAAGTATCCTGGTCAGATGCGGTTCAATCTTAAGGATATGAACATCATCACGATCGATATTGAGGTTGCGTGTGAAAACGGTTTCCCTGATACCGAAGCGTGTCAGGAAGAAATGCTGTGTATTACCGTTAAGAATCTTTCTACTGGTAAGTACATTACTTGGGGAACTCGTGAGGCAACTCTTGATACTGAGTATCGCGTCTTCTGGACAGAACAGGAGATGCTGTCAGATTTCCATAAGTGGTGGACGGAAAACACTCCTGATATTGTGACTGGTTGGAACTGTAACCTGTACGACATCCCGTACATCTGCCGCCGCATTGAGCGTGTGTTGGGTGACAAGTGGATGAAGAGTCTGTCGCCTTGGAACAAGGTGAATATGCGTGAGGTGTACATCAAAGGTCGTCGTAATTTGTCCTACGACATCTTGGGTGTCAGCATCCTTGACTATCTTGACCTGTACCAGAAGTTCACGTACAGCAACCAGGAGTCCTATCGACTGGATCATATTGCTTTCGTTGAACTTGATCAACGCAAGTTAGATCACAGTGAATTTGAAAACTTCAAAGATTTCTATACGTCTGACTGGCAGAAGTTTGTTGAGTACAACGTACACGACGTTGAACTGGTAGATCGTCTTGAGCGCAAGATGAAACTGCTAGAACTGGCAGTGACTATGGCATATGATGCCAAGGTCAATTTTGAAGATGTCTATTCACAGGTGCGGATGTGGGATACCCTCATCTATAATTACCTCAAAGAACGCAAGATCTGTGTCCCACCAAAACAAGAGTCAAGCAAATCTGATAAGTATGCTGGGGCATACGTTAAGGAACCTGTTCCTGGGCAGTATGAATGGGTGGTCTCTTTTGACCTCAACTCCCTATACCCTCACCTCATTATGCAGTACAACATCTCGCCAGAAACTCTGGTGGATGAACGAAAGGGTGGGGTAAATGTAGACAAACTACTTAATCAGGAGATTCAAATCGATGGAACTTACTGTCTGTGTGCTAACGGTGCTCAATATCGTAAGGATATTCACGGTTTCTTGCCTGAAATGATGCAGAAGATCTACGATGAACGTAAGATCTACAAGAAAAAGATGCTCGCCGCTAAGCAGAAGTTGGAAGAAACTGGTAATGTTGTTCTTAAGGACGACATTAGTGCCTATAACAACATTCAAATGGCACGTAAGATTCAACTTAACTCTGCCTATGGTGCCATTGGTAACCAGTATTTCAGGTATTACAACCTTGCCAATGCTGAGGCAATTACTTTGTCTGGACAACTCTCTATCCGTTGGATTGAGAACCAAATGAATGGGTATCTAAATAAACTTTTGTCTACAGAAGGAAAGGATTATGTCATTGCATCTGACACTGACTCAATCTATATTCATCTTGGACCTCTTGTTGATAAATTTTTTGCTTCTAAGTCTGGCGATAAAGCAGCGATTGTTGGCATACTTGATAAGGTCTGTCAGGACAAGTTGGAACCATTCATCGACTCCAGTTATAGTAAACTTGCGTCGTATGTGTCGGCATATGACCAGAAGATGCAGATGAAGCGAGAGACCATTGCCAATAAAGGTATATGGACAGCAAAGAAACGCTACATCCTTAACGCCTGGGACATCGAAGGTGTTCGATTCTCTGAACCCAAACTCAAGATTATGGGTATTGAGGCAGTCAAATCGTCCACACCTGCCGCTTGCCGCACAGCAATTAAGGATGCTCTCAAAGTTATTATGAACCAAGACGAAGATTCCTTGCAGGATTTTGTCTCTAAGTTTCGTAGTAAGTTTGAGAGTCTTCCTCCAGAAGAAGTTGCATTCCCACGTGGGTGTAATGGGGTTTCTAAATTTTCAAACCCAGTAACAATTTATAGCAAAGGTACTCCGATTCACGTTCGTGGTGCACTTCTATATAATTTTCATCTTAGAAAGAACAAACTCACCCATAAGTATCCGTTGATTCAGGAGGGGGAAAAGATCAAGTTTCTGTACCTTCGTACACCCAACAGGATTAGTGAGAATGTTGTTTCTTTCTTCCAAACTCTTCCTTCAGAATTTGGTCTTGACAAGTCGATAGACTACGACCTACAATTTCAGAAGAGTTTTCTTGATCCACTGCAGGTCATCCTAGATACAATTGGATGGAAGGCAGAACGAGTCGCGTCCCTTATGGAGTTTTTTGTATGAGTTTCCTCAATGATGTTGTCAAAGATATTGGCAATGAATATGCTGGTCTTGTTAGTGAGGGGATTGCTGCAGGAGACGTTAATTCTTTTATTGACACTGGGTCTTATATTTTCAATGCCCTCGTTAGTGGTTCTATCTTTGGAGGTATTCCTTCAAACAAGATCACCGCTATTGCAGGAGAAAGCAGCACTGGAAAAACTTTTTTTACTCTTAGTGTCGTTCGTCATTTCCTCGATACTGATCCTGATGCTGGTGTCATTTACTTTGAGTCTGAGTCCGCCATTTCTCGTGAAATGATTGAGAGCAGGAACATTGATTCTAAACGTATGATCATTGTTCCTGTTACTACAGTGCAAGAGTTCAGAACTCAGGCACTTAATATCCTCAAGAAATACAACGAGCAAAAAAAGGAAGATCGCAAACCACTGATGTTTGTGCTTGACTCTCTCGGTATGCTCTCCACTACTAAGGAGATGCAAGATTCTGCTGAGGGTAAAGAGACTCGTGATATGACACGAGCACAGGTTGTCAAGGCAATCTTCCGAGTTTTGACTTTGGAACTTGGTAGGAGTAATGTTCCTATGATTGTCACCAACCATACATATGATGTGGTCGGTGCATATGTGCCAACCAAAGAGATGGGTGGTGGTAGTGGTCTTAAGTATGCTGCTAGCACAATCATCTATCTTAGCAAGAAAAAGGAAAAGGATGGCACTGATATTGTAGGTAACATCATCAACTGTAAAGCAGCAAAGTCTCGATTCACCAAGGAGAACAGTAAAGTTGCAACACGTCTTTTCTATGACGAACGCGGATTGGACCGCTATTACGGACTACTGGAATTGGGTCTTGAATACGGAGTCTTCGAGAAGTCTGGGAATCGTATCAAGTTTGGTGAATCTTCTGTTTATCCTAAGTCTGTTCTCTCTGATCCGCAGAAGTATTTCACCCCCGAAGTAATGCAAGCACTGGATGAGTGTGCACAGAAGGAATTTGGTTATGGCACTTGAAGATTACATTAGGACTTATGACTATACATTGAGCGATGATGTTTGTAAGAACACCATCAAGATGTATGAAGAGTTGGATGAGGTTGAAGATTGGGATCGTAATGGGCGACCCCAATTCACCCAATTCAATTTGACTCAATATCTCGAAGAGAATAACCATAATGATTGGGGTCTCATTCACAATGCATTCATCGAGTCAGCAAATCTATATGTTCAAAAGTATATGGACGATGTTGACTGTCGTCAGTTTTTCCCATTAAAGTCCTCTATTGAGCAGTTCCGAATCAAAAAGTATCGTGCAGGAACTGATGATCGATTTGATCGTCACGTTGATGTTGGTGATTATGCATCCGCACGTCGATTCTTATGTCTCTTCTGGTATTTGAACGACGTTGAACAAGGTGGAGAGACTGCGTTTGATGAGATGACAATCAAACCCAAACGTGGTAGACTTTTAATATTCCCACCGACGTGGACTTATCCTCACGCTGGGTTGCCCACTATCTCTAACGACAAGTACATCGCAGGAACTTATTGCCATTATGTCTAACTCGATTGAAGAACTGGTAGTCAATTCTCTAGTGTTCAATCAAGACTATACACGAAAAGTGCTTCCTCATCTCAAAGCTGATTACTTTGAGAACTACAACAATAAGTTGTTGTTTGAGGAAGTTTCTTCGTATTTGACTAAATACGATTCTCTTCCAACTACTGAAGCACTCAAGATCGAACTTGAGAATAGGAGAGACTTGACGGAAAGTTCTTACAAGGACATCATCGTACAGATTGATGGTCTTAAGGAAGAACCTCACGAGATTAAATGGTTATTCGATACTACAGAGAAGTGGTGTCGTGATCGTGCAATCTATAACGCTCTCCTAGAATCTATTTCCATCGCTGACGGCAACCACGATAAGATGGGACGTGATGCTATTCCAAGCATTCTGTCAAATGCTCTGTCTGTTAGTTTTGATAATTCTGTTGGACACGATTACTTAGATGATGCAGATCAACGATATGATTTCTACCATCGGGTAGAAGAAAAGATTCCGTTCGACATAGAGATGTTGAACAAGGTTACCAAAGGAGGTCTTTCCAAGAAAACCCTAAACATTGCCCTGGCGGGAACGGGTGTTGGTAAGAGTCTCTTTATGTGTCACTGTGCATCTGCAAATCTTTCTGCAGGATATAACGTTCTTTACATTACGATGGAGATGGCAGAGGAACGTATCGCAGAACGTATCGATGCCAACTTGATGAATGTTGCAGTGCAGCAACTTGAGAAATTGCCGAAAGTAATGTTCGACAATAAGATTGAAAAGGTTGCGAAGAAGACACAGGGTAGATTGATTATTAAAGAATATCCAACTGCCTCTGCACACGTCGGACACTTCAAGGCACTGCTGCAGGAACTTGCGATCAAGAAGTCGTTCGTCCCTGACATCATTTATATAGATTATCTTAACATTTGCTCCTCATCGCGGTACAAGGGTGCTATTGTAAACTCGTACACATTCGTGAAAGCAATTGCTGAAGAATTACGCGGTCTTGCTGGGGAGCATAATGTTCCTATCGTATCTGCTACACAGACTACTCGGTCTGGCTATGGGAATTCCGATGTAGATTTGACGGATACGTCCGAATCTTTTGGTCTTCCTGCAACTGCTGACCTTATGATTGCTCTGATTTCTACCGAGGAAATGGAAGAACTTAATCAGATTATGATCAAGCAGTTGAAGAATAGATACAACGACCCAACGATGAACAAAAGATTTGTCGTTGGTATTGACAGAGCGAAGATGCGCCTGTATGATTGTAACGAACAATCAAATATTGTTGACTCTGGTCAGGGTGAATCTACTTCTGACTTGGGTGACATTCTTTCTGTACTACCAAACAAAAACTTCACTGATTTCAAAGTATGACTAAAGCACAGGTAAATCCCGTCACTGGTTTCGGTACTGATCCCGTTCCTCCTAAGGCAAAGCAAGTTAAAACTAAGGTTGACGAGCAAGCAGCACGGGGTGAAAAGTTTGAGGTTGATCTTGACAACTACCTGAAGTTCGTGGATCTCTGCACCAGTGAAGAATCCAAGGATTATGATAAACTTCAAGCACGTTATGAAGAACTGAAGCAGCAGGGTTGTAACATCCAGCGTCTCGATACTGCTGCATCTGGTCTTGTGGCAGAAGGCGGTGAGTTTATGGAGATCGTTAAGAAACTGAAGTTCCAAGGCAAACCCTGGACCGAAGACAATCGAGAGCATCTTATCATTGAACTTGGCGACATTCTGTGGTATGCTGCTAATGCGTGTATGGCACTCGGTGTTCGTATGGAAGAGGTAATCTACCGCAACACCGTCAAACTTGCTACTCGTTATCCTGATGGTGAGTTCAGTGTCGAACGTTCTGAAAACCGTGCCGCTGATGATCGATGAACATCTTCGTTACTGATCCCAATCCCCATTTGTCTGCAATTGTTCTTCCCGACAAGCATATTGTCAAAATGCCGTTGGAGACTTGTCAGATGCTCGCTATAGTTGCTTCTGATAAATGGGGACACGGGTTCGGTACGTTGCCAAAAGCAGACGGTACACCATACAGTACCGACAAGGGTGCCTTCCGCAATCATCCGTGCACGGTTTGGGCATCCTCTTTTGTGCTAAACTGGCAGTGGTTAATCCAACACGGATTTTCTCTCTGCCAAGAGTATGCTGCTCGATATGGTAAAGTGCATACGTGTTTTAATACACTGCTTGCAGCACAGGAAATCTTTCCCACTGCAGATCCCCAAGGTCGAAGTGGGAAAGAACCAACTCCATTTGTTCGTGCGATGCCTGATGATTACAAACTTGATACCAGCATCTCTACATTCGATGCTTACAAAATGTACATCGCATCCAAACCTTGGGTAGCAGACAACTATCTGCGCCTTCCACATCGCAAACCTAACTGGGTATGACCATTCCATTTTTTATCGAAGATCCGATTACTCACGTTCAAACAGAAGTTCCTCAGGAGATTCTGTATTACTGTGATAACTATACTGTAGATGCACATCGTGAAGATTTGCGATATTTTGATTGTGTGTCTATGCATATGGGTTACTATGGCAATGACCCAAAGCGCCTCAAAAGAATCCGAGATCATTATCGTTATGAAGTAAACCCTGTTTTCGACTAACTATGGATTGGAAATCAGAAGCACTTTACTGGAAACAAAAGTATATTCGTGAACTTGCAAGTCAAGGTAGAATTGAAAGTCACGATCCACAATCCCATCAGGAAGACTGGGCACACCCAGAATCATCTCTGGCAGCAAACTACACTGAAGAAGAAATGAACGCAATGTGTGATGCTGCTGAAGATAAGGAAAAATGCCGTGAGTATAACCTGCGTGAAGCAGAATACTATAATAAACGAGCACAACTCGATGCACACTCCCTAAAAGATTTCACCCTAGGAGACAAATGAATTGAAACACATCCTCTTTACTCTCAAAGAATGTAATAAATCATTTTTAGATGATGAAACTTTTGTTAGGGACGTTGTTTATCAAGCATCAGTTAAATGCAAATCAACTCTGTTAGCACTCAACTCACACAAGTTCGATCCTCAGGGTGTAACTTGTGTGGCAATGCTTGCTGAAAGTCACATTAGCATTCACACTTGGCCAGAACTGGGTATGGCAGTATGTGACATCTTTACCTGCGGAGATCACACAGAACCCAAGCAAGGTGTAAAATATATGAAGATGATGCTTGACGCTAAAAGCATCGTAAGTAAATCATTTACCCGTCCTCTTGAATAAATACCTCAAAGGTATTTTTTATCCCTGTGGCAAACAAAGGACTCCAATTTGAGCACGCAGTAATGTATGTTGCTACTAGCAAAATCATTGCTAAAACTGCCCAGAACGAAAAAGATTTTGAAGATGCTGCAGGAAGATGGGGTGCCATTCCCAACGACATTAAAAAGACCGCCGAAAAGATTGTTGAGGATATGGCACCAAATGATTTGAATGCTAGACAGGCATACTACAAATCATTCAGGAAAATGAGTGGCGGTGGTGAAGAACCAAAAACCGATATTATGTTTACATCTGGTAGCACCACCTACAGATGTTCTATGAAGTGGGGAAAATCTTATCAACTTACCAGTGCTGGTATCGATAAATCACTCACTGTATTCCAAAAAGTTTTGAAAAAAACTGCTAGAGATTGTGGATCTTCCAGTGCAAATGTTGAAACGCTAGGTTATTTGCAGTTGATCCTGGAACGTATAGCAGGTAAGTTTGAAAATGCTACTGGCACTATTGACCAACCATCTGCAAAAAGATTGTTGGGCGATGCTAAAAAGTCTGGTGGATTAAATGAGCAACTGCAGGAAGTGTTGGGTTCTAAGAAAGCACCCCTTGCTGCAGAAGCATATGATTGTTTTAAGTATAACCTGACACACGAGTGTATGACAGGTGCAATGTTATTCAACGGTGATGACCGAGCAGCGACACATCTCTTGACTGAGAATGGTGTTAAACCAATCGATGAGAAAGCAGTTCGAGAGGTGATGAAGCAGGCAGGTGTGCGTCTTGCTCTCAAGGGCAGGGGTAAGGACAAAATTACAGGTGTCCGCCAGAACGCCATCGTGATCCGATACGAGGTATAATACTGGTATGGCAAAGCAAAACACCCACCTGGAGCACCTAGAAGACGACATCCTGAATCAAGGATCTCGTGGAGGTGTGAACGCAGTTAAGTTTCTCCGTGAACTTGGCAAGATGCTCAGTGAACCGCATTCTAATGTGAATGTAACTACCAAGTGGGATGGTGCTCCTGCTGTCATTTGTGGCAGGCACCCAACGACTAAGAACTTTTTTGTTGGTACGAAAGGTGTCTTCGCTAAGATGCCCAAGATTTGCCTGAGTGATGCAGATGTGGATCATTATTACAGTGGAGATCTTGCAGCAAAACTAAAGACTTGCTTGCGTCTTCTTCCCAAACTTAATATTCAAGGAGTCTTGCAAGGTGATCTTCTGTTTACTAATGATACGACAACTCGTACTATCGGTGGTGAGCGGGTAATTTCTTTTCAACCCAACACTATTACTTATGCTATTCCAGAGAAGACAGAACTGGGACAGCGTGTCAAGAAAGCACAACTCGGTATTGTGTTCCACACCAGTTATAGTGGTGGTCCCAATCTTCTCGATATGACACCCTCTTTTGGTGTGGATGTTAGTCGAATGCAGAATGTTCCTGGAGTTGTTGTATTTTCATCCAACTTCACTGATGCCACTGGTGCATCCCTATTTACTCAGGCACAGAAGCGTCAGTATGATATGAAAGTAAATCGTGCAGAGGGATCCCTTAAGCAGGCAAGTCAGTTCTTGAATATTCTTCAGCAGACTGGTGACGGTAAGTTCCTTTTATCTGCTATGTTCAAGGTGTACTTTAACTCTTACATTCGTAAGGGTATTGCTATCGCAGACACAAAGAAAGTTGCTGCTGGATTTGCTTCTTATTATCGTGCTGCTCTTGATAAAGAGATTGCTCTGAAGAAGACTGCAACGACGCAGGCAAAGTATCGTAAGATTCAGCAGGATGGTCTTAAATTTATTAGGGCAAATGAGAGAGCAATCTATATGACAGTTGCTTCATATATTAACTTGACAGATGCAAAGACGATGATCATCCGTAAACTTGAATCTGTTAAAGATATTGGTACCTATATCAAGACTGAAAACGGATTCCGTGTTACTGCACCTGAAGGTTTTGTCGCAATCAAGTCTGGCGCTGCTTTGAAATTGGTCGATCGTTTGGAGTTCTCTCGTGCCAATTTTACGGTAGAGAAGAATTGGGGTTAATAAATATATAAGGAAACACGTCAAGTAATAATGAAATTCAGTACGTTTCTCACTGAAGCAAGAACTGTAGCGGGAGATGCCGCAGCAAAACGAGGTCTGCAACACGCAGGACACGGTTACTATGCTGACAGAAGTGGCAACATTGTTGCTAAATCTGAAGGCGGAAAGAGACTGGTTGCTGTAGATAGGGCAGAAGCGCAAGCAGCACAACAAAGTGCTGAGCAGGGTGCCGCTGAAGATGAGCATCTGGAAAGTGGCGAAGGTTTGGGTACAATTGCAGTGACATTTGGTCGCTTCAATCCTCCTACTATTGGACACGAGAAACTTCTTGACGCTGTGGCAAGAGAGGGTGTTGATAACTATCGCATTTATCCTTCTCGTTCTGTTGATCCAAAGAAGAATCCTCTTGAACCTGATCTGAAGATCAAGTTTATGAATGAAATGTACCCGAGTCATTCGGATGCAATTGTGAACGATAGTGGTCTCACCAACATTTTTAATGTGATGGTGTCACTTCAGGATGAAGGGTACACTGGAGTTACTCTGGTTGTTGGATCTGATCGTGTTTCGGAATTCAAATCGCTACTTGAGAAGTACAACGGTCAGGCATACGAATTTGAAGAACTGAATGTTGTTTCTGCAGGTGAACGTGACCCTGACGCTGAAGGTGTTGAGGGTATGTCGGCATCTAAGATGAGAGCATTTGCTGCAAGTGGTGATCTTGAATCATTTGCTGAGGGTGTCCCTGGCGGAAACGTGAGTGTTGCTCGTCGTCTTATGAATGAAGTTCGTAAGGGTATGGGTATCTCAGACCAAGAACAAGTTTCTGAGATGTGGGAGATTGCTCCTAAACTGGATCAGAAAGGTCTCCGTGAAGCATATGTTGCTAAAGAAATTTTTGGTATGGGTTCACTTGTTGAGCATCTGGATACAGGTGTGATTGGTGAAATTGTTTATCGTGGAACTAACTATGCCATCTTTGAAGATGCGAATGGTTGGAGATTCCGCTGCTGGTTGACTTCCCTTAATGAAGTTAAAGAAAAGCATACATCTGCCGACGATGGCAGTGGCAATACCTGGAAAGTTGGAACTGATGCATATCGTGCAGCAGTTATGGCAATGACTCCTGGTCAAGAAGTTCGCAAGTTCAGCGACTTCAGAAAATCTAAATAGTATTATCGCAAGCAAAAGAAATGAACATCGAACTCGCTTCTAAACTGCTGAAATATTCTCCAGCAGACGTGCAAACCGCAACGTATGTTGTTGAATATGCTCAGCATAACTATGATGCTGATGCTGCGATTGCTTATATTGATAAGCGTCTTGCCGAATCCAAGACTCAAAGAGAGATCGCTGAAATCATTCTCGATGAGCGTTACAAGGGTAAGCACGGTCAGTCCTCTGCTGAGTACAAAGATGACCGTTCCCCTGGTGGTAAGATGGTGAGCGGCGACTCCAAGCAGTCGGGTGCTGAATACACCCACGGTCGTAGAGTCAAAGCAGCAAACCCTGGTTCTCAACCTGATGAGGGTGGCAAGACCAAACCCAAGTCCCAAGGTAAGATGGATCGTGGCACTCGTGCCGATCTTGAATACCGTAAGGCAAACCTCAAGAAAGAAGAGGTTGAGATCGAAGAGGGTTACAAGGAAATTGATAAGAAGAAAGAGAATGCGATGTATCGCCGTGCTGGTAACCTCGCACGTACTTCTCTGTCTTCTAAGGGCAAGACAAAGGAGGATGCACAGAACAAGTCTGCAAAGATTGTTTCTGCTATTGCTCGCCAAAAAGAAAATGAGCGTTTTGAGCGTATCGGTAAAGATCCGAAGCATCAAAACAACTATAAAGAAGAACTTGAGATCGAAGAAGGTCTCAAGCAAGCACGCAAAAACATTGGTATGGACCCCGACAAACCTTCCTGCTGGGATGGTTATGTTGCCAAGGGTACCAAGATGAAGGACGGCAAAGAAGTTCCTAACTGTGTGCCTGCAAACGAAGAATGGATCTGGGATCTGGTTGACGAACTCGCTGAAGATTTTGAGTTCTTCACAGATGAGGATCTGGAAGATGTGATCATTGAAGCACTTGTGGATCTAGGAGATGAGGAACTGCTTCAGGAAGCAGTTGCATCTTTTGAAGGTCTGGAGTTGCTGACTGAAGATCGCTATGCTGATGCGGTTGCTACTTCTAAGTCGAACGCTGCTAAACCTGAAGTTAAGGCAGCAGTTCGTCGTGCACGTGTTGAGCGTGTGAAGAAAGCAGCAGGTCGTGTTGGTTCTGCTCTCAAGTCTAAAGCTGGCGAAGTTGCTGGCAAGGCAAAGGAAGCAGCAGGTAAGGCAAAAGAGTCTGCTGGTAAGGCAGCATCTAGTGCTAAGTCTGCAGTGAAGTCTGCTGGTAAGAAGGCGATTGAGACTGGTGCTAAGGCAGCAGGTCACGCCGTGGGTACTTATCAGGCTGCACGTATCAAAGCGAAGCGTACAGAACTGAGTAAACCCAAGAGTTCCAGTAGTTCTAGTGAATCCAAACCCGCAGCGAAAAAACCTGAGGGTAAGGATGGTACAGGTGGTAAACTTGATAGTCTGCTGAAGTCTGTTAGAGGTTCTTCTAGTTCCAGTTCTTCTGGTTCTAGCTCTTCTAGCGGTGGTTCTAGTTCTTCTGGTTCTAGCAACAGCAGCGGTTCATCTTCTAGCGGTTCTTCTTCTAGTGGTGGATCTTCTTCTGGGGGTTCTTCCTCCAGTGAAGGTGGTACCAAGAAGAAGTCTCTCCTTCGTCGTGCCGCAGGTGCAGTGGGTAGGGGTCTGAAAAAAGTGGTCGGTAAGACTGCTCGTGTCGTCGCGAAAGGTTCAGACAAACTCGCTAGAAAACTCGGAGAACAAAACTCTATGGAATCTCGCACAGACCGCATCCGTCGTATTCTTGCTATGCAGGAGACTGTGGATCACGACAAGACCACACTTCGTAATCCCGAAGGTATTTCCTGGAGAGATCGCCTTGGTATGAACGAAGGAAAGACACCCGAACAAGAAGCAAAGTCTGCAGCACTTGCTAAGTCCAAAGAACTTACAAAGCAAGGTAAGCATAAGGAAGCTTCGGAAGTCTTCAAAAAAGCGTTCCCCAACTTCAATAAGTGATGGGCAAAACTAAAATTATAATCAACCCTAAGAAGGAAGATCTAATGAAGGAATCTATTCGCGATCTGCTCAGACTTGAAGTGGGTCAACTCAAAGAGGCAGCAAAGAAAAAACTTGATCCCGTAGGGAAAGAGGACAAGGACATCGACAATGACGGTGACCACGATAAGTCCGATAAGTATCTGCTGAACCGTCGCAAGACAGTTGCTAAGGCGATGGGCAAGAAGACTCATATCTGTGCATCCTATGTGGAGCACGCTGAGTTTGGTATTTGCAAGACCATCCCCGAGGCACATACCCTTGAGGAAATGGCAGAACCTGATGCTGAAGGTAACACTCATTTTGTTACCCATTATGACATCATCGACGATAATGACATTCTTCACGAGAACGTCTCTGTTGAAGAACTTGAAATCGTCCTAGCAGAATCGCACAACCACTGATGTATAGTTTCTCTGAATTCAATAACCTCCAAGAAGGTAGAGCAGAAGATGCTCAAAAGTCGTTGGGGAAAGTCAAGAAACGTCAGGAAGTTCTCGATGCACACGAGAAAAAGACTGGCAAGAAACTTGACATAACCAAGACACCTGAGTATAAAGCACATAAAAAAGATTTCCCTGGTGCCAAGCGTACTGGTAAGAAAGAAAAGGGTGCTAAAGAAACATCTTCCGAAAGACACAATCGTCAGGTTCAAACATACAGCGATCGTCTTCGCAAGTATGGTAAGACTGCTAAGCAAAAGCGTGACGATGCTGCAATGGCAAAACACACTTCTCGCTTCGATTGAGCCTATATAGGGATGCCACCCTTTATAGGATAAGATAATGCTTTCTTTTTTACTTCCTCTCGCATCTAAGGTAATTTCCGATGCAGTTAACAAGATTCCAGAAAACGAAGAACTCGGTGAAAAGTTGGTTGAGATCTGTCTTGTTATCTTGGGTAAAGCGGTTAAGCTGACCAAGACCGATATGGATGATCAACTTCTCGAAGTTGTGACCAAAGCAATCAAGGCACGTCAAGAAGCGTGATCTTAATATTGGGGGACCTTTAATGGTCCCTCTTTTCAATTTTATAAATAAGTAATAGGCAACTACTTATCGGAGTAAGAAAAAATGTCTCTTTACGGGAGAACTGACGCAGCAGCAAATCAAACTCAAGTAGGTCTCACCCGTGGTAACGGTGCTGGGTCCGCTACCGAGACAATCGTTTTCGTTGACGCGACCGAAGCAGGTCTGAGCGAGAACAAAGAGCGTGGTCTCACCTCACCTGGATGGTGGGCATACAGAACCTATACTGATGCATCTGGCAAGACACGTCACAAGGCAGAGCACCTGATGGTACTCAGCAATCCTGACACCAATGCTAACGAAACTCTGTCTGACGACACCATCGCAGCAGACGTTGCATCGGCAATCACCATCAGTGCACAACCCACAGCACAGACATCTGCATCTGGTGCAGCAACCTTCTCGGTTACCGCAAGT